GTCCACCGATATCGTGATTGTTAACGCAGAACCGCTCAGTTGCACGAATAGCAATCTGGTTGTACTCGAAATAACGGTCAACGGATTTGGCAATTGTAATGCCACGTCGGCTACCCAAAGATGTTGACATTGAGTAATCGCCAAAAAACAGCATTATCGTAGCATTCAACGCAGCAGCGGAATCGTCCGAAGGCATGGCTTGCCATTCCTCAATCGGATAACCCATATACTTAGTCTGTCTAAGACCATCGCCACGCTCAGTCATCGACGCTCCACCGGCCGCCATTATCAGCCTGTCGAAAACCGCTACCTTAGCAACGGGACTGCAATGCCATTTTGCATTCCTTCGGGCATAATACGGTAACTGCCCCATGACATTCATTAAGTCGGCATCCTCAAGCTCAGACCAATTATCGCCAGTGGCCACAGCCTCATACCAACTGCCTGCGTGCAGGCCGTCAATCATCTTGGTTCTGATACCAGTCATGCCGCCGTAGGTATTCGTGCCGTCGCCGTCGATTGCACATTGGTCTTCCTTGGTGGCAAAAGCAAGGGCCATTTCGTTGACCAGTGTGTCGGCCATATTGATAATCCCGTCTTCGTTCAGGCTCGCACTCATTCTTGTCAGACAGCCGAGTTCTTTGGCCGTCAACTCAACCTGATTCCAACTCATGTCGGATTCGGTAATCGCCGTTGTCTCGCCGACGAAATAAGCATCCACGCCGCCAGCCCTTCGCGGAATAGTGGTATGGTCGGATGTCATCGGTACGATTCTTGCATTTCGACGAGCAGAACCATACTCTTCCCGCAGATTGATAATCGTGGTCTCCATCGTAGAGGGAACAATAAAACCGCCATCAGCATTAACGCCCTCAGTCTGGACACGCATCTCAACGCCGTGGTCATTGCACCATTGCCTTGCCACTGCGTCATTCAGTATCGTCGCCTGTATCCACTTGCCGGCGTAGTAAGCGTCTTTGGATGCCGAAGCACCTCTAAACGATCTCAACTGGCTATGTGCGTACATATTGGGGATAGATGCAGCCACTTCAATCCGGCCGCCCCTCGCCGTCTCCTGGTTCGTTTCGGTTGGCTGTGGCTCGTTTTGCCGGGCCTCGAATTTCTCCAGTCTTTCCTGCCGCTTGGCCAATGTCTCATACTCTTCGGCTTTCAGGAGGTGCTGGTCGTAGGCAAGAGCCTCTTCTGATGTCATATTCCTGCCCTCACGAGCTGCGGTATCCATTATGATTCTCGCATTCTCGCCCTCCAGACTACCTTTTTCTCGAATCTCTATAACGGTCATTATTGATCTCCTTAAATTCAGTGATAATTCTGTGTTACACGTTTTCCCCGGAACTTCGGCCCGGATATGTCTCAGGCATTGGCCTGTTTGAATCTATTTATCATCCTGCCGAGCTTACGGTAGCTCACCCATGCTTTCCGCATTCTCTCGTCGTCGATTAAATCCAGCTCCGGTTCGGTTGAGACTTCATCGGTTGCTTCATCCGCCACAGGAACTTCTGGCTCTGTTCGTTCTTCCAACTCATTCTTCACAACAACCAGTTCTGTTTCTCCCCCTAAAGATTCTGCTGTATGCTCCCCCAGAACCCGCTCAAGCGATCTCGCCGCCACAGTCGTATCAGGGTATGCCGGAAAAGTCACCGGGCCGCAATCAAATAATTCGCCCACTCTAATGATAGTACGCTCGACAGAACCGTCCTTAAGATACTTCCAGTCGTCCTCGGCCGTTGTAAAAGAGAAACTGCAACCAGTTATATCCTTACGCTTAATCTCTGTTACTGTGTCTCGACCTGTTGATGTATCCGGTGGGTCAATCTCGAATTTCAAACCAACAGCATTACTGTTCAATCGAAGCGTTCCACTTGTCGAACGGCCGAGCAGTAGATTCGGGTCGTGATTTTTCAGTGCCCGGACATCAGATATTTTCATCGCCTCATCGAATGCCCCCTTGTCAATCTTCTCGCGGAACCCCCCCAAGTCCAGCGACCATTTGTTAAACTTGGCTGCGTAGCCGGTGATTTTGGGGTTGTCGTCGTCCGTAACCCGCAACTCAATGTCGTCGATTGCCATCACTCTACGTTCGAGGGCTTCTGGTTTCTTTGTTTCAGGCATTATCTGCTCCTATCTCTTGCATGATTAAGGTTGCAAGTTTTTTAGAATCTTCGCTTTTCAACGTGACATCTTTACGCATATTAACTTCTACAAATCTTTCGAGTATGTGCTTGGCATGTTCCGATGATACACCTATAATTGACGCCCAAGCATTGACCGGGCCGAACAGCACCTTCTCCGCAAAATGACAGCAAGCGAAATCAGCCCGCTCCTGCCCTGAGTTATTTTTCTTCGTAATCGCCCGCCCCCACGCGGATTCGATAAGGTCGCGGTGTGCTATTCTAATCGAGTCAGCTTCATCTGTCTCTGCGGGTTCTACTGCCGGTGCTGGCTCCGGTGGTTCTGTGCCAGCTTCAATCATATTGAGCGGCTGGAGGTATATCTTGCCCTTGCCGTCCGGCAGTGGATTCATGTTTTCCTTCTCGCGTATATCGTCCGGCGATAAGAAACCAGCGTTTCTGCCGATATTGTAAGCCTCATATCGAGATTTGATATCGCCCCTCAGAAGGCCATCGACTAATATCTCACAGAATAACTTGCCACGTTCGGAAGGCATGAACAGTTTGTAATCGCATTCCAATTCCCACTTGCGGAACCAGTACAACATAGTCGTAGACACGAAATCGAGCTGAAGCTGCTCGACGTTATTGTATTTGGAAAATTCCATAGAACCGAGCTTATGCGGCGGTATCTGGAATATCCTCGCGCAATCGTCAACCGTCCACTTCTGAACCTCAAGTGCCTGGGCCTTCGCTGGGTCAACTCCAATGGGATTGAACTTCAACCCTTCTTCCAGTATCTGCATCCGGTGGGCGTTACTAAGCCCCTGCTGCGCATCCAGCCAGGATTCTTTGACATGCCTGAACGCTGTGTCAGAAAGAGACTCCGGCGTCTCAAGCGTCCCGCCAGGACTCGCATCATTACCAAAGAACCTTGCTCCATATTCTTTCACCGCCACGCCGTAAGCGATAGACTCTTTATGATAGTCAACGACGTTGTATCCGGTGTATCCATCAAAACCCAATCCCTTGATATGCAGCACATTATAATCGGGTAGGAATGTTTTTTTACCAACGTCATCCCTCACTTCGTAATAAGGTATGCCGTCTTTCATCTGCCTATCTGTCCTGTCCGGCAATAGCGGCCATAAAGCAATCGGCTTGCCGGCTCCGTTCCGCTGAATCTCCGCATACCCGTTGCCATAAGTCAAGACATGGGCCTGCCGAGTTTCGATGAACGTCAGGGCGTCCATGTACTCGTTCGGGCGGTCGTGCATTAACTTGTAAACTGAATGGTCTTGATTTCTTTCCTTGCCAGCATTCTTAGGAAGTCTTTTGTACACAATGAACGGCAAATGAGCCATTGTGCCTGAAATTATCCTCACGGCAGCCCAGAACGGCGTGTATTTGAGAGCAGAAGATTCATTGACACGAATACCGCTCGATGTAGCAGAACCACCGCTGACCCAATCAACTAACCACTGAGACGGACTTGAAGTACCCGACCTTTGGGCAATAAATTTTCGTTCTAATATTTGGCAAATGGAACCCATTATTACCTCTTAATCGCATCAATAATCAGACCCAACCCCAGCAGCGTAACGCCCAAACACAACCCGTTTACTAATCCGAAGGCGGCAGTACCCATCCCCATTCCCATCAGTGTTATTCCTATCATGCCGACTGTCATTCTCATTCTAATCTCCTAATCCCACCGCTCTCATATCGTGACTTTTTGGGCACTTCGGCAGTCATCGCAATACCGAGAGCCATTGTAAGGGCGGTTATCCCGTCAATCTTTTCTGCCGACTTGTCTTTGGATGGTTTAATCAACCCGCCCCGACTATCCGCAGCAACATTCGACGCCATCCACCGCAGGACAGGATCGTCGTCGTGGTGAAGTCGTCCCAGCATCATCAACTGCATCATCTCGCGGAACGGAGCCGCCATAGAAAGTATGCCTTGCCGGAACGCAACTACCCGCTGCTCGCCCAACATCTTCTGAATGTCCTGAGTAATCTGCATACCCTGAAATCCTTGGTCAATTGCGAATAATTGCAGGCCGTAAGGCTGGATTAAACGTGTAATATCAGCTCCAACTTGGTCATAATCGACCACATCGCCCGGCGTGCGGATGATTTGGCCCTGATTTGACCAGGCGGCTATCTGGCTCTCCATTCGCGGATCTCGCCCGATGGGCGTCTCGCATAGCCAGCAGTAATGCCTGAGCCAGTAGTCGCGCCTGATAAAGTTCCACACCTGCTTCTCGCCACGCAAATCCTCATACTCTACAGCAACCGCTTCGCCCTCATCTTCGGAAGCGAACAGGATAATCAAATCCACAAAGTCACGAATCGCACCAATATCAAGAGCAGCCCAGCACGGCTTACCGTCAAACTCCGACCAGTCGATAGGACTGCCGCATTTATCCCACGCCTCCATTGAAATGATGCGTTTGTCCTGCTGGGTGCGTATATTAAGGTCTAATCGCTTGAAATCGTTCTCTAAAGAAGGGTCCTCGCTGGCCCTTGCACACTGCTCACGCATATAGTCCAAGCTCTTACTGATACCGAGGTTGGGATTGGCCTTAAACCATGTCTTCTCGCTCTTCCAGTCGTCCTCGACCAATCGGCCGGCGGAGTTCAAGTGCATCGCTTCGTAAATGACCGGCAGATATGTCGGGTCGTTTACAATGCCATCCCGAACCTTAATAGCAAAATTGTACTCGTCATTGCAGACGCTTGGCCGGTCGTAGTCGGCGGTGGTAATCATAAACAGAATCGGCTGGATACGGTTGGCCGATGACATCGCCGAGGTCAAAGCGGTGTATAATCGCCTATCAGGTTGGGAATGTAACTCGTCAATGGCCTGAAAGTGTGGATTATCGCCGTGAGCAACCCTTTCGTCGGCAGGAATGACCTTTGTGACTGAGTTATCGCTCTTGGTCACACTTCTGGTCGTAGCGTACCGATGACAGCGTTTCGACATCTCAGGCTCGTTCTCAATCATGCCGTCGATGTGCCGATACAGTTTAGTGGCTTGGTCACGTGAGGCCGCCGCCAAGTTATTCACCTGCCCTGCTTCTTCGTCCATGAAGTAAACGGCATTATGTATCGCCGCAACTAATGGGGTCTTGCCGTTCTTCCTGGGAATATAAATGAAGCATTTACGGTATCGCCGGACTGTCCTGCCCAAGAAGTCCAGCTTATACCATCCAAACAGGTTGGCGACGATGGCCTTCTCCCAATTCTCCATCAGGAAGGGCTTGCCGGCCAAAACCCCTTCGATATGTGTGCAGTATCCTTCTATGAATCCGATATAAGCATCAGCCGCTTCGGGGTCAAACTCGCAGCCATCGCTATCGCGGAACGGGTCATAGCCGGGGATGCAGCAGATTATATCCCGCCACACCTTCGGCACTCGTCTCCGCCTGGCCGTATTACTTAGTTTCTTTGTCGCGACTGTTGTCATATATTTTTCATAAAAAAAACGGGCGTCCGAACAGCTATTAAAAAATAACCATTCAAACGCCCGTGGACGGGAAGTTTGACTAATTTATTTATTTATTAAATTGTGTTGGTCATTACTCCCGATTTATTCCCTTATACTGCCCTCAAAATCTCTATGGCGAATCTCTCTAATCTTGCCATCGTGTACAAATATCTTTGAAAAAAACACACCATGCTTCTTTTCTTTAGCCAATGCCACCAGTTTGAGCCAAATCGTACACTCCTTTTTACAATTTGTCAAGTCTTTTTTTGAATTATCTTCCATGATGCCTCAAAATTTATGAATTTCTTCTTCGCTGCCAAGTTCCACCTTCTTTTGTGACGCTTCACTTCTCAATTTGTTATGTGCCGCAATATCTTTTATCTCAAGCTCGGTAAGTGGCCCGCTGCCCATCTTAAACTCGGCAGGGT